CAAAAATTTAATAACAACTAATTCTAAGCTTTTCATAATTCTAGGTTTGAAATGAATTTCAAAGGATGAGTAATCAGTAACAATCAAGTTTTTCTGACCTTCAAATAAAGAGTTAGTAAAAACTGCCCTATTCAAAGTGTCAACATGTTTTATAAAATGCATCTACGCACCAGTCTTATTACCATGTGCATCAATAACAAATACAGGATTTTTGTAAACCAACTCTTCCATTAATTTTGTACTAGGTCCTAACAAAAATTTATAAGTGTCGTTTCTTGCATTTATAAAACGAGGAGGTTTAATACTTGCATAAAATTCTCTTTTAATAAACATTTTTAAAAATCTAGGAATTCGTCCTGTTTCTAAATAAATTTGTAAAGCTTTTCTAATTTGATTTTTACGAATTTCAGAATAATGTGTTTTTGCAAGCCAAACCTCCACCCTTTCTTTTATATCTGGATAGTCTTCTTCATACGGGATGTAGTGCCAGTTTGCTCTACATAATTGGTAAGTAAATCGTCGCAAACCGGCTCTAAATCGTTGAAGTAGTCGTCTCCAGATTCTTTTTGATCCCCCGGAGAGGATGGTACGGACATCGTCACTGTCTGGGGTAAAAGGGATAATACCTGCTACTCTTGGGGCTATTTGTCGTGCTCTTGGTTTTCTAAGTGGACATGCTCTTGGATCTTTAATATAAACCTTGACACTGGGTTCCCATTCGGATTTAAGTTCTAAACCCGATTCAAATTCTCTGTATCCATAAAGCCACGTCCCAATAGCCATTTCCTATCGGGACCTACCTGAAAAGGGCCATTCGCAGCCTAAGTTCGGTCCATCTTACACTTCATAATTGTAGCAAGGCATCTAACTGCCTTTCTAAAATTTTCCTACATCATAGGTAATTCCATGGCAGTCATAACTTCAAAAATACCCATACCATGTGCACTCTCAGGCCCTGTCGGCCTATCAGATATGGTTCGATCTGTTTTTAATTTATTATGATACTCTGTTAAACAAAATCTTTCAATTAATCTATTCCATTCTGTTACATTGGTCATATAAATATTACGTGCACATTTACATAATCCAACTAAATCAACATAAAACTCATTAGCATTCATAGTTTTCTTAACATAAACTTTCTTAGTTGTTGGATTACG